AGGCAAAGGAGTCTGTCTCCCGTAGCTCTAATGTTTCTGTGTTGAACCCCAAACGCGGGCGAGGGGGTGTAAAAGCCCCTTCGCTTCGCCGGGTTGCGGAACATGGAGAGTGCGCGTCGATCAAGATTCCGATGCCGATTTCGGTCAACGCAATGTACCGGAATGTTGCGGGTGTTGGCCGGGTAAAGACGAAAGAACTCAAGAACTGGAAGCTGGAAGCCGAGTGGGAATTGGCTCGCCAGAACCCCCCGCGCTTTGTCGGTCAGGTCGATATTTCAATCACGCTTCGCTACCCGCCGAAGGGAAGGGCAGACTGCTCGAACTATATCAAAGCCGTGGAAGATTTACTCGTTACCTGCGGCGTCATTGAGGACGATTCCTGCAAGTACGTTCGCTCTGTCTCCGCTCGCTGGTCGCATGAAGAAACCGCGTGCCGGGTGAATGTTTACTATGCGCCGGAGGCTGCATGAATATCGACGCATTAAACGCGGCCATGAAGAAATACCCCGTCTCGTTCACCGACGAGAATGGCGACAGCATTCAGGATAAGGGGTGGGCCTATGGGGTTTGGTACTGCGGCACATCGTTTACTAAGGTAAAACTTTATGGGCAGTATCCGCCTACGTTCTTGAAGCGGGCGCTTGCGCCATTCCCCGACGCGAAAGATGTTCTTCATGCGCCGAGCGGCTCGCTTGTAGATCTGCCGGGCGGCCACGTTACCTTAGATATGTACGAGGATGACGTTCGCAAGCCTATGTTTAAGGGCGATTGCGGGCAGATGCCCTTCGAGGACAATTCGTTCGATCTCGTTCTGTCGGATCCTCCGTACTCGGAAGAGGATTCAAGACTCTACGGGTGTGCAAAGTTTCCAGAGAAGAAATTTATGGTTGAGTGCCGCCGCGTTCTTAGGCCGGGCGGTCACCTGGGCTTCTTGGCCTACCACTACCCATCGTATCGCCGCCAAGAGTGGAAATTAAGCGGCCTATTTGCTGTCGTAACCGGCTTCTCTCGCCGCACACGCATGTTTAGCGTCTTCAAGAATCTTAAGGAGGCTGCATGAAGGTATCTCAACCCACATCATCAAGCCTTGCTTATCTCCGCAAGTATAAATCAATCCATAAACAACTGAAGGCAGAACTTCGTGCAGAGCGGAAAGAAAAGCGGGAACTAAAGCGCAGGAAGGCCGCATGAAAGAGCTACAAGAACTTCTACAGGACAGAATCTCAATGACCGCCATTAAGTGGCATCTCGTTGCTTGTTCTGTACTTGGTTTTCTCTGGGTAATCCTGGTGACTGTATGAATGTAGCAGTCAGAGACGTTCGCGTTGATCCTATGTTCGTGAAGCTGTGTAAGGTGCATGGGCTTAACGATACGGCGCGGAAGGTTGCGGAGAAGGTTGTGCCCTTGCAGCCCAAATCTGCGCCGAAGGACAATATTATTGTTGAGCTTTGCTCTCCGACTGGAATAGTGCGGCGGGATTGGCTCTTAATATACGAAAGCAAGAAGCCAAACACCGTTCTGGTTCGCGATATTATCCGCGTCGTTGCCGATCTATCGAACCTGACTGCAAACGATATTGTTTCACATCGCCGCGATCCAAAGTCCTGCCTTGCCCGCCACGTAGCAATGTATCTGGCGAAGAAGTTAACCGTACACTCCCTTCCAAGAATAGGGAAGTTAATGGGCGGGAAGGACCACACAACCGTCTTGCACGGCATTCGCCGGATTCAGTCGATGCTCGATGCGGGGAATGAGTCTCTATCCGAGTTTCTGTCGAGCGCGGGCGCAAAGCTGGAGGGTGGGAATTGAATATAGCCGACTTCACAAGAGAGTTGGCTAAGGCTGGCGCTACGCCAGAGGCTATTGCCGTGGCCGTCGAAGCTGTGGAGTCTTTCCGGAAACTTCCGGAAACTTCCGGAAAGGCCACCAAATACGAGTGGGAAATCTGGCGCAAAGTCGAGCGCCAACGGAAGCGCCCGAGCGCCAAAAACCCTAGCAAAATCAGCGAAAAGCTGGAAGCGGGCGAAATCGCCGCCTGCACTGATTTTTCAACGCCGGAATTTTCCGGAAAGGTCGTTGTGTTGCCACTTACTAAGAAAAACCAAGATGGCATTCAAGGGAAGGAAGTAAGGAAGAAGAGTTCTGAGAATACGCGCGCGCGAGGGACGCGCATAAAGGCGGGGGCGATAATTCCGGAAGAATGGCGGCAATGGGCAGAGGCCGAGGGTGCCACGGGCATAGACGCGATGTGGCTTGAGTTTGTTGATTATTGGATAGGCGTTTCTGGTCAGAAGGGCGTGAAATCAGATTGGTTTGCAACCTGGCGGAACAACGTCCGCCGCAACGTTAGGATGCGGAAGAATGGCTCAGGAATTGACGACCGCAAGTCCGAGTGGATTGGAGCGCAGCGAACAGCGGGCAACTTCGGTCGCTCAGGCGATAGAGACGCTGACTCAATTTCCGAAGGCTGGCCCGAAGCCCGCAGCTAGTGCGGCTGAGCGGTTGTTTGCCTGCTACCCGCACGCAACACCGAACAGGCCGAAGGAGTACACGGCGGCGGTAATTTCCCTGCTTGCCGAGTACCCGCAGGAGATTGTGGACCGTGTTTGCGATCCTCGATCCGGCATCGCCACGAAGTGCAAGTTTCTTCCGACGATTGCGGAGCTGTCAGAATCCTTGGAAAGCCTGATGGGGCCGCATAACCGGGAATGGTTGGAACGCTGGCGTCGTAGCCGTGAGCCGGAGCGGGTATCGCAGGGAAAGCCCACGCCGGAGCAGATCGAGCGCGTCCGTAAATTGGCTGCGAGCGTTACTGGTGAGGATCGAACCGGATTAGCGAACGGAAAGCGCGGGGCCAACCCATGACGAAATCAGCGAGAGAAGTGATTTCCCATGCAGAAGGGGAGAAGGACTCCTAATGCCCAAGCCCCGCGCTAAACGAGCGAGACAGAAGGTGGTATGACAAAAAACTCCGGCAATATCGCTGAGGTAGTGAAACGTCTGGAGCGCCGCTCCCGTAGTGATGAGCAGGCGCGGGCGAGCTGGCTGCGCGTGAAGAACTTTATTGCGTCTGCTGAGCGCCATGATGGCGAAGGCGTAGAAATTGGCGGGACTGGACACACGGTTCTGAAATTCGAGCAGTCACCAATCGCTAGACTGTGCAACTCTGGGAACCTGGGGAACGAGGAAATGCGGGCCGTGGACGACATAAACGCGGCATTCCACGCTATTGCGGGCGGCATGATGATTAAGCCGCAAGAATTAGAGAAGCACGACAGGTCACACTCGGAACACAACCCCGCAAAGCTCGTTGCGGCAGAGCGCCGTTATCGCGAGTGGTCCCGCCACTGGTCTGCTAGGGCGAGGCGAGGGGACCCCACGCTGCAGATCGTGTTCGCCGCCGTCATTGACGAGCGCCCGCTATATCTAATTGATGCTGACTGCGAGATACGACGCGGCAAATCCCGCGTAGCTCTTATTGCTGGCCTCCGCGATTATGCGGCAAGAGCGGGGTGGGTAGAGCCGAGGTTGTCGGCACAATGGATAGATGCGGCAGAGGGTGTTTTTGTTCTTAGGGGCGCTATTAGTTGATTGTCTATTGACTTCGGGGACAAAATATGCTAGTCGGCTCGTACAATTCCGAATTGCGCCTTGGCCGCCCGCACCCCAGCGAGGCGGCTTTTCCATTGGCGCACCGTAATCTCGTCGCCCTCAGCCCGATCATCATAGACAAGCAACCTTGTCACTAGGGGCTTTAGAGTGGCGGCGAGACTTAATTGATGGAGAGCAACGATGAAGCTCTATTACAAACTAGTAATCAAACTAGCCAATTCACTACTCGCACACGCTAACGCGAAGTAGGAACTAGATGTACAGATATTGGGGTTCCCTGCGCCACCCGGCGGGCGGCGGCTATTTAGTTCTAAACAAGGCCCAGATTTCAAATTGGGATTTGGTTTGCCTCATTAAGTCCGCGTACCCAGAAACCAAGATAACCGCGCAGTCTTATCTTCCAACAACATAGCGCTGTAACAACAATGGCATTCAAGAAGGGCCAAAGCGGCAATCCAAGCGGGCGGCCAAAAGGCTCCCGCCACAAACTGACCGAGGCCTTCCTAAAGGACTTGAATCAGGTCTGGGTCGATAAAGGCCCTGACGCATTGCGCGTTGTAGCAATGGAAGACCCGGCGACTTTGATCCGCGTTATCGCGTCGATCATGCCGAAAGAAGCCGAGCTTACGGTTCGGACATTGACCGCCAAACAAATGAGCGACGATGAGCTTGCAGATATCGCGTCAGGAAGCGGCGACGGAGCTGCTGACGAGGCGGAAACTACGCAAGTCACTCACTAATTGGTGTAGGGCTTGCGGCTTTGAGCCAGCCAAGCACCATAAGCTGCTCATTGATAAACTAGAGGCTGTTGCGGAAGGGGATATTCCCCGCCTTGCGGTATTCATGCCGCCAGGTTCTGCGAAGTCCACCTATGCAAGCGTTCTGTTCCCGCCCTGGTATATGCAGTTCGACGGCGGGGCGAATGTTCTGGCGGCAAGTCATACGACAGAATTGGCAGAGAAGTGGGGCCGGAGAATCCGCAACCTCATCGCCGAGCATCCGTTCGATCTTGGCGTCGAGTTAGCGCAGGACAGTCAGGCGGCGGGCCGATGGGCGTTGCAAACGGGCGCTGAGTATTACGCCGCTGGCGTTGGAACGGGCATTGCGGGATTCCGCGCGAAACTGGGAATTATTGACGATCCGATCCGGTCAAGACAGGACGCGGACTCGGAGCTAATTCGCGAGCGTATCTGGGATTGGTACATCAACGACTTTTGCACGCGCCTTGTTCCCGGCGCTCGCAAGGTTCTGATTCAGACCCGCTGGCATGAAGATGATCTTGCTGGCCGCGCGCTTAATCACGAACATTGGGAAACGGTAGAGCTTCCTGCCGAGGCTTACGACAACGACCCGCTTGGAAGAAAGCCGGGCGAGTTTTTGTGGGCCGATGGCGAATATGGCTACGGCAAGCAACTTGCAGAACTGAAGGCCATTACGCCTCCGAGAACGTGGTCTGCGCTTTACCAGCAGCGTCCCGCTCCCGAAGAGGGCGACTATTTCAAAGCGGATTGGTTGAAGCCTTACGATAAGGCTCCCGACCGTTCGACCATGCGAATATACGGCGCAAGCGATTACGCCGTAACCTCAGACGGCGGCGACTATACGGTTCACGTTGTGATCGGCGTCGATCCTGAGGGCCGAATGTACTTGCTCGACCTTTGGCGGAAGCAATCTAGTTCCGATATTTGGGTCGAGGCGTTCTGCGATCTGGTCCTGAAATGGAAGCCCATCGAATGGGCCGAGGAACAGGGGCAGATTCGTTCCGCTGTCGGCCCGCTTATTGAGCGCAGGCAGCGAGAGCGTAAGGCATACGTTAAGCGAACGCCGTTCCCGTCGAAGCACGATAAGGCAATTCGCGCACAATCAATTCGAGGCCGTATGGCGATGGACGGGCTTTATGTTCCAACGCTCGCGCCTTGGTACGCAGATTTCCGCGCCGAGCTTCTCGTATTTGATGCAGGCAAGCACGACGATCAGGTCGATGCGCTCGGCCTCATAGGACAATTACTGGACAAAATCAGGCCGGGGCAAAAGCAGCGCCCGGCAGAAGCGCCACGCGACCGCTGGCAGAAATGGCTGGACGACGATGGCGAGCAGGATGATCTAAATTGGAAGACAGCGTAGCGGCAGAAGCAACACAGGGCGATACTCCGGCTCCCAAGCCCGCCGTTGACGTATCCGTGCTTGTGCAATGGCGCGACTCTGCCGAGGAAGCAACTATTGACGCGCGCAAGCTGTCAGAGCGCGATCAGGACTACGTTGACAACAAGCAACTGACCGACGCCGAAATCAAGGCGCTCAAGAAGCGCGGGCAGCCTCCGGTTATCATCAACCGCATTCGACGCAAGATTGAGTTTCTTGGCGGCCTTGAAAAGCGTCAGCGGGCGATGCCCAAGGCGATGCCGCGCACGCCGGTTGAAGAAGATAATGCCTCGTCCGCCACTGACGCCTTGCGTTATGTGATCGAGGACGAGCAATACAACATGAAGCGTTCCCGCGTCTGGGACGATATGTGTATTAAGGGTGCGGGCGGGTTTGAAGTCACCGCCGAGCAGGAAAAATATGGCTGGTGCGTAAAGGTGCGCCGCGTCTCTTGGGACAGAATGTTCTGGGACCCGCATTCGTCAGAGGCCGACTTCTCCGATGCGATGTACCTCGGTGTTGATGTTTGGATGGACGAGGAAGACGCGCTCGACCAATACAAGGATGTTCCGAATATATCGGAAATCCTTACCGACACTTACAGCACCGTATCGGGAAAGGGCGACACTTACGACGACAAGCCCAAGAATGGCGTATGGGCTGACCGCAAGCGCAAGCGCATTCGCATATCGCAGATGTATTTCAGGGCCGCAGGCACTTGGTATTTTGCGGAGTTCACCAAGGGCGGGTTGCTAAAGGGCGGCGTTAGCCCGTGGTTGAACGACGATCAGGAGCCGGAGTGCGGGTTTATATTCCAGTCGGCCTACGTCGATAGGGACAATAACCGCTACGGCGTTGTGCGTGAGATGATTTCTCCGCAGGACGAGTTTAATAAACGCCGCTCGAAGCTGTTGCATCATTTGACGGTGCGGCAGGTGCGCTACGATTCAACGTCCTCGGGCGTTGATATTTCTGATGTTCGAAAGCAGTTGGCCGATCCTAACGGCGTTGTTGATGCGCCCAAGGATGCGGTTGAGGTTCTATCGAATACCGATCAGGTCGCGGGCCAGTTTCAAATGCTCCAGATCACGGGACAGGAGCTTGACCTTATTGGCGCTAACAGCGCGCTGCTTGGCGAGCAGGGCGGGGCACCTTCCGGTAAGGCTATTCAGCTTAATCAGTCGGGCGGCATGGTCGAGCTTGGTAATTTGTTTGACGGCCTTCGCCATCTTGACCGTCGCGTATTCGTCGCGGTCTGGAATCGTATTCGCCAGTTCTGGGATCAAGAGAAGTGGGTTCGCGTTACTGACGACGAGCGCACAATTCGCTTTGTTGGCTACAACGTCGATCCCATGCGCCAGATGATGATGCAGGCGCAGAATGGCGGCCAGATGCCGGATAATATCAGCGTTATGCAGCGGCCCATTGCCGAGCTTGGCGTCGATATCGTGATCGAGGACGCGCCTGACGGTATTGCTCCGCAGAAAGAGCAGTTCGACGCGCTGGTCGCTCTGAAGCAGGCAGACCCGGCTGCGATTCCGACTGAATTGCTTATCGAGACGATGCCGAACCTTCGCAATCGCGCGAAGATTATGGAGCATCTTGAAAAGATGCGCCAGCCAGATCCCATGCAAGTTCAAATGCAGATGGCGGGGGCGCAGGCAGAAATCGCCAAGGTTCAATCCGAGGCCGCGAAGAACGAAACGCAGGCCCAAAAGAATATGGCCGACATTGAGCGCGGACAGACGGAAGCATTCGCCAAACTTATAACGGCGATGCAGCCGCCAGAACCAAAGCACAATAATCAGATTCCGCAATAACTCACCCGCTTAGCTAGCGGGTTTTTTGTTGCGCTTACCGACGCCGGGTGACGGGCGAAGCGTGGTGCCTACGCATTGAAGGGCAAATACGGGATGCCGCCGTTTCACGGGCAAGAGCGGGAAAAATGCCGAAAGAGATAAAGGATATTCTGGAAGGCCCTGCCGAAGAAAAGGTTGAGGTTGTCGAGACGAAACCGGAAGAAACTCCGGAAGTAGCAGAGGCGCCACAGCCCGAAGCAAAAGACCCCGAACCAGCACCGGAAGCAACGCCGGAGTTGAACGCGGGAGAACCCGAAAAGCCCGAAGCGAAAGAACGCGACGGCTTCAAGGGCGCTTACACGGCAGAGAAGAAAAAGCGTCAGGCGACAGAGGCCGAGCGTGATGAATTGCGTGCAGAGTTGGACCGCCGCGAGCAATCGTGGCGGCGAGACATGCAGCAGATTGCTTCACAGTTTGCGCCGAAACCACCTGAGCAGCCAGCACCGAACTTCTACGAAGACCCGGATGGCTGGCAGCAACGCCAAACACAAACATACGAGCAGCGCGAGAGGGCCAATAATCTTTATTGGTCAGAGCAGCTCGCCCGCGTGAAGTTTGGCGATGACGTATTCGATGCCGCAGGCAAGGAAGTCATGAACGTAACGGGCGGCAATGCAAGCCATCCGATTTCGCAAATGATTGCAGCAAGCCCCAATCCTGGGATTGCTCTTGTCAACTGGTATCAGGAACGTCAGCAGCTTTCTTCGCTCCAGAACCCCGAAAGCAGGGTCGAGCTACTGAAAGAGTCGCTCAAGGACCCCGCCATGCTTGCACTTGTGCAGCAGGCTCTACAGGCAAGCGCACCGGCACAGGCCGCAGCGCCAAAACCCGCACCTAACGCAATCCCTTCTAATTTCGCGGGGGCGCGTTCGGTGTCAAGCAAGGCAGCACAGCCGTTCTCTGGCCCCAAGCCAATCGAAGAAGTCTTGGGCAGCAGGAATAAACGCTAACCGAACGAATGAAGCCCTCGCTACTCATGCGAGGCTAAAATGGCTGATACCAATGTCGCCACTGGACTGACAGTCCAACAGTGGGACGATCAGTTCTTCACCGAATACCTGACCGAGAATCGTTATGCCGGAGAAATGGGCACCGACGAAAACTCGATCATTCAGGTTAAGGAAGACCTGACCAAGAAAGCGGGCGATAGCGTTACCTTCGCCCTCGTCAACAAGCTGACCAACAACGCCGTTACCGGCTCGAACGTACTTGAAGGCAACGAAGAGCGCATGGATTCGCGTTCGTTCCGCCTTTACGTCGATAAGCGCCGCAACGCCGTTCGTGTGGCCGAAATCGACGAGCAGTATTCCGCAATCAACCTCCGCAGGGCGGCTAAGGCCGTTCTGAAGGATTGGTCGATGAAGGACACGGAAGGGCTCATCGAAAAGGCTCTGGGCTCGATCAACGGCGTCAATCTCGCCGATGCTTCGGAAGCCCAGAAGGATGCTTGGCTTACCGACAACACCGACCGCGTTTATGACCCGTCCGGCACGAACGGCACGGACCACAGCGCGATCTGGGACGCGCTCGACTCGACGAACGATCTTCTGACGCTCGCCGACCTCGACGCAATGAAGCTCAAGGCGCTGACGGTAGCGAACCCGAAGATTCGCCCGATCCGCACGGCGGAGAATGGTCGCCACTACTACGTGGTTTACATTCACCCGCTCGCCTTCCGCGATCTCAAGAACGAATCCAACTCGCCGCTCCGTCAGGCGCAGCGTGAGGTTTCGCTTGAGATGGAGAACAACCGTCTCTTCCAGGGCGGCGACATGCTGTGGAACGGCATGATTCTCAAGGAAGCGCACGGCCTCTACGACACGCACACGCTGACTGGCGAAGGTGCCAGCGGCACGACCACGGTTGTTCCCGTGTTCATGTGTGGCGCGCAGGCCGTTGGTGCTGCTTATGCCAAGCGTTGGCGCTCTCGCGAAGAGACGTTCGACTACGGCGACAAGCAGGGTCTGGCAATCGACGCGATCTACGGCATCAAGAAGATGCAGTTTGGATCGGGTACGGGCGACACCGACGACCTCAAGGACCACGGCGTTCTGACTGGCTACTTCGCCAGCTCGACGACCTCGTAAGGAGATATTCACATGGCAACTGTTCGTTCTGCTACCGCCTCTGCGAATGCTCCGGCCTCCGGTCACGGCTTCGCTGGCAGCAAGAAAACGGCCTACGGCAAGTATGCTTATACGACCGCAGGCCCTCTTGGTGGTGACACTATCGTAATGTGCCGTCTGCCTAAGGGCGCGGTCATTCTTGGTGGCCGCTTCCGTGGCCGCTTGATGGAGTCCACGACTTCGTCGGCAACGCTCGACATTGATATCGGTATTACCTCTGGCGATACCGATACGGATGCCTTCGGCAACCTTGGCGTGCTTTCGGGCGCGGCCAAGACCGGCATTCAGGTCGGCACCGGCTACAACTACGCCTTTGGCGGTGTGTTGCTTTCTGATGGCCCGCTTACGCTTACCAAAGAATCGGAAATCGGCTTGACCGTTGTGACTTCGTCCTTCGGTTTTGTCTCTTCGGTTCTGTCGCTCGAAGTTGATTACGTTCTTCCGTAATGAACTTTGATACTGTCAAGATTGAGTGCGTAGTAAACGAGGAAGGCCGTAATAAGAACATTGCTTCGGCAATGGATCGCGGTCTTCCTCTTTGCACGCAGTTACCTTGGCATGATCGCAAAATCGCTATTTGCGGAACGGCCCCATCGTTGTCTCGTCACTTGCAAGAGTTGCGGGACTTCGATGGGGAGATTCTCGCCGCAAATGGCGCGCATGACTATCTGATTAAGAATGGTATTAAGCCCGACTACTGGCTTTGCGTCGACCCGGATAAAGAACTTGCGAACTACGCAAGAAAGCCGATCAAGGGCGTTCGGTACTATGTCGGGAGTTGTTGTGACCCGGCAGTATTCGATGCGCTTGAGGGCTACAACGTAACCGCAGTTCACGTTCACGAGCCTGGCGGACCGGAGCCTTCGATCAAGGGCGGGACCGGCGTAATGACGCGGGCGCCATTTCTCGCGCTGAAACTTGGATACAAGCACGTTGTTATCTATGGCGCGGATGCGTCATTCGAGGAAGACAAGCACGTTTTTGGCGACGATATAGCGGCGGGCCAAATGAGGGCCGGGCGCGAGCGCGTCAACATCCGCGTAGGCGACAAGACCTTTCTCACCGAACAGCATTTCGCGCTCCAATGTGCCGAGTTTGGCGCAATGGCGGAGTTGTTCGCTGAGAAGGGTTTGAAAATCGAATTTCGCTGCGGCGGGCTTCTTCAGCACTACATCGAACAACCCATCATCACGCTGGAAGAATTGAATGGCCAATACAGCTAACGATCTGGCCCGTGATGTGGCGCTCGAACTAAACATCATTGACGCCATATCCGATCTGGATGCCGCGTCACTTGCTGACCTGAAGCGCATATCGAAGTTCAAGCACGCCGAATGGCAAAGGATGCCATCGCATTTCGTCTATTGGGATTATGACGATGTTCCCGACGAGGTAATGCGACCGCTGACTTTGGTTCTAGCCGCAGAGTCTGGAAAGACGTTCGGCAAGGTTGTGCGGGATGATGGGCTAGACGAAGCGCAGACGCGCCGCGCAAGGCTTCGCGCGCTGAAATCCGTTTCCTCGCTTCGCTACACCGGCCAGCCCGTAAAGGCCGAATACTTCTAAATGGTGAAGATTCCTCTCGCGTCCAAATCGGACCCGGCAAAGAGAGAAGTAGTTACCTCCGAAGAACTTGTGAACCTGCACGCCGTTCTGTCAAAGGGCGGGCGTTCGGATTTCTACCTTGCGAGAACGCCGGGGATGAGGGCTTGGAGTCGTTGTTCGTCGGAATTGTGCAGGGGGCTGTTCAACGCCGATTCCGAGGGTCTGGGGGTTTATGGTTCTCGTCTGCTTGCGTTTAATTCATCTGGCGGCGCTGTGTCGAGGGGCACAATTTCCGGAACCGGCGATGTTCGCTGGTCGCAGAACAACGCGGCAAGCCGAGAGACGGCAATCGTAACGGGCTCCACGGCCTATCAATATGTAGAGGCTGGTTCTCTTACCACTATTTCTGACGGCGACCTGCCGAGCAATCCGATAGATACGATCTGCTTCAACGGCTATACGTTGATGTTCTTCGCGGACGGTCGCGTTTTCTACTCTGCGATCAACGACGCGAACAACTACGACGCGGCGGACTTCTTCACAGTCCCCGGCATTGGCGCGTTAGTCGCCGCGATGCTGATTGGCGACCAGTTCGTAGTGTGGCGCGATGGCGCGATGTACGTCTATCGGCACGTTGCCGACGATGCCAACGATCCGTTCCAGCTTGTGCGCGGTGCTGACAAGGCGTTCGGGTGCATTAACACTTTCGCCAATGCTGACGTTAACGGCGTCAGGTGCTTTGTCGATCAGTACGGTGC